GGCGATGCACAAGATTCTTGAAAAATATATTTTAAAAGAAGGTTATCTTGATTTAACTAACATTGGCAAGCAAGCACATAACATGGCAATAAGAGTGATTGAACAAGGTCTTTGTAATGTACCAGAATATTATGGTACAGAATGTACTTTGTATTATCCAGGATTATACGCAGGGCAAACTGATTTAGTTGGTGTACATAAAAATCAAGATGCAATAATAGATTTTAAACAAACTAATAAACCAAAGAAAAAAGAATGGATTGAAGATTATTATTTACAATTGGCAGCTTATGGTATGGCCCATGATTTTATTTATAAAACAAAAATAAACAAAGCAGTGATTATGATGTGTAGTAAAGATAATTATTATCAAGAGTTTGTGGTTGAAGGTTTAGAGTTTCAAAAATACAAACATAACTTTTTAAGGAGGGTGGATGAGTATTATAAAAATAGATCAAAAGAGATTGGATAATATTGCAAAAGCATATTGGTCAACTTCTGGTGAGATGAGAGAGATGTGGGGCCGTAAATGGTATGAATTAATAAAACAAATAGGAAGGAAAATAGATGAGGCTAAGAGATCTACAGCAAATTCTGGACAGATTCACTAACGGACAAAAGGGAACTATAATATCTGATTGTCCAGTTTATATTGAAACAATGTCCGGACACTTAGAGGATGTCAGACGTATTGAGATACAAGAGAGCAATCTTATTGGGGATGCAAACCCAGCTAGACTTGTAATTAAAGCAGATAAAAATGAATTATTTAAATCAAGAACATATAAACAGAGTTAATATATCCCTTGGGAATGGGGTGGAAGCGAGAGTGGAAACCCCATGAATATAGAATTAGTCAAGTATCCTGACGTATTTTTGCGATCAGTAAGTAAAGACGTGCCTTTTCCATTAGATGATAAGACTAGTAGGTTAGTAAAATTTATGACAAAAGCTATGTACCAACACCGAGGTGTAGGATTAGCTGCAATACAAGTTGGTTATCAACTTCGTATGTTTGTAATGGATTGTTCACGTAGTATGGAGAAATACAAAGTGTTTATTAATCCAAAAATAATTAACACAAGCGATGAAACAATGACAGACTTTGAAGGGTGCTTATCTGCACCCGGTAAACAAGAAGAGGTCAAACGATACCTTAGAATCGTTCTAAACTATAAAAATGAGAAAGGAGAAGAGAATACAAAAACTTTTTACAATCTAGAGGCGAGATGTATACAACATGAAATGGATCATTTAGAGGGTAAACTTTGTATTGATTATGAAAAAGGTAACTATAACAGGGACAAACATAAGTCCCAAACAATGGTCGAATCTGATTTTAGAGCTAAATCTGATACGTAAACAATGGAATCCCTATGCACAGTTTGAATTACAGGGGACCGGGGTCAAGAAAATCATCAAACATGGCACAAATGTGTTCAAAGACAAGTAGTGTGCCGTGCTATAAGAGAAATTCTAGGGTAATTTTTTTTTTCAGTGATCACTTTTTATTGGTGGCACAGATGGCACAGTGTTTTTTTGAGCTATTATCGTTGGTATTATTGACTAATAGGTGTGCCAAGGGGGTTGGCACAGGGTGGCACAGTCAAATAAGTGTTGATAATCAACAGTTATTTCATATGTACTCGGCGCGCGAGACTTTTTTTGGTTTCAATAAAAACTTTTTTACCCTAAAATTTCTCTTATAGTATAAATAGACATGCCTAAATCCTTAAAAAAATCTAAATACAAATCTGTTGTCATAAAAAAGAAAAGATATTATTTCTACAAAATTACGTGGTTGGACATCACGGGTGATAGCGGGCATGCAGATTTACATACAGCAGAAGGCTTTATGCCTTCAGAGATGGTTACTCATGCATACTTACTAAACAAAGATAATAAAAATGTTAGAACTTTTGCAAGTTATGAAGTGAATGATGAGTTGTTTTCTGATAGAAATGTATTTCCAAGAGGATGTATAGTAAAAATGGAAAAAATAAATGAAAAATAAAACCTTGACTAAAAATATGCCTAACGTAAAATGGGACCAATTACCACCAAGACGTGGTCCAAATCCACAAGGAGTAAACTATGGCAATGTACGAAACAGTGACGAACAAATGGTCGTTAATAAAAAAACTTCCAAGAAAAATTTTAAGTAAAGTTAATTCTGTTCTGAATCACTATCAAGGACTAATGGTTCTTTTGATTCTAATATCTCTTGTGCTTCAGTAACATTTATTATTTCTTTGTTATCATCAAGAATCTTTTTAAGTCTATCTTTTATTTCATCTGAAGTTAAATTATCTACGTTAGATGTCATAACTAATTTTTGATCTATATATAATCCACCTGCTTTTCCACGTGCAACTTCTGCGTTTACTGCTGCACTCCAGGCTTTGTTTTCTAATGCTTGATTTCTAATTTGAGCTAGCTCTGATACGTGTTTTTCAAAAGTGATACCATACTTTTCTTGTACCTCTGATCTTAGTTCTCCTATATACTTGACTACTAATGGAGATACTTTTGGATTTCTTAACTCTGATGCAGCTTGTCTGGGACGTGTTTTGTAACCTGCTTGAAATGCTGCTTCAGCTGGTGAAAGCCTGCCTTCGTTATATACTAATAACTCTGCAAACTTTATTTGTCGTTCTGTTAATTTGGCTGGTACTCCCATAGTGTTTGACTTATAACGTAATCTAACGTATCAGTCAATTGTGAGAATAATACTAATATTTATACTGCTATCCGGCTGCGTAAAGGACTTTGATTTGAATCCTTGGACTACAGTTGTTAAACAAATTTATAAGGCTTCGTACGATGAAACCAGAGTCAAAGTTTTGGCAGATTATTAAAAAAAATACACCTAAAATACAGTGGACAAGGCTTGAATCTTGGTCATCATTTGGTACACCGGATCTGTTGGGATATAACGATTCTTGTGGTTTTTTCATGGTTGAGATGAAGATAGCAAGGGGACCTAAAATAGTGTTTTCACCACACCAAAAACTGTTTCATCAAACCAGAACTAATCGTAATTTTATCCTTGTCCAAGACGCCTCTCTTGGACACGTAAAACTTTATGAGAGCTCCGCGATCCACGGTCTGCTTACCGATCACCGCGAGACGCCATGCTTGGCGCTTGATGATTGGGCCCACATCCAACGCTTGCTGCTTGCAGCTTCACCTGACGCTTGACGCTTGTTGCTTGAAGCTTGTGGCTTGCAGCTTGAAGCTTGTGGCTTGAAGCTTGACGCTTTCAACGGTTGGCGCACGCCCGCCGCGGTCCGTCGACTGCTTTGGGCTAATGGCCTTCTTCACGTGTGAAGCTTGTAATTTTATAAACATTAATTTAACTTTTTTCTTTGTCTGTGATCTAGTTTTAACCACTCAAAAAACTCTTGACAGTCTTGAAGGTACCAGGCCGGCAGCGTCTCGTGGTCCTCCAGGAACCACGGCAATAGATCGCCGCGTTTAATTTTTCTTTTAGTGCTTGCCATATGAAACCACCTTTACTGAAGGATCCCAACATTGTCTACAGTCGCCACACTTGCCGCCCTGGCTTGGCGCTGGGCAGCTGGCGTCCTTCAATACTACCATTGAAGAGTTGGGCCAGGTTGTATTTTCTTGTCCAATCATTGGAGGCGAGAACCTGATCACTAGGTTAGCTGATGCACGGTCCAGGTGATCCTTCACCCACGCCTCGCGCGTTGGCATCCAGTGCTTAGTGTCAGGCGTTGCCCTGCATACTTCAAAAATTTTATTTAAATGATCTATATCCTGAACGTCGCCGGCGTCATGCCATCTAAAATATTTCTGTCTTTGAATTTGTGATACCATGGCCGCGGTCCACAGCTTGTTAGTCAGGCTGGCCAGTCTTACATATTGCGCGGCCTTTATTGCTTTGTATCTTGTATAGTTACCCTTGAGCGCGTAACACATAGAACAAACTGAATTTTTAATTTTTCTTAGCTTCGAGCCTGTTTTGCATTCCCATGCTGGCAGGCTGTAACTTAGGCCAGGCATTTTTGTTGTTCGAGTCATGGACCCGGTGATTGCTTGAGCTTCTTTAACTTTCATATTATCCTTTCTGTTTACTCTTATATAATCCCATAGTTAACAATTGTCAAGTGCTTGCAGCTTGAAACTTTTATTTTTTCTAGTTTAGAATGATTTTTAGAATCATTCTAAACTGCAGCTTGCAGCTTGAAGCTTGGCGCTTGTAACTTTTATTCATATACCAGC